CCTGCTGCACTAGGCGTCGCCGCGCCGTGAGCAGCTCCGCCCTGGGCGACGTGCGCAGTCACCGCGGCGGTGCCAGAGATCAGCGTTTCGGTGCCGTCCGGGCCAACTTCGCGGAAGCCATCAGCCCGCGCCACCAGTTTATGCTTGCCGGCCTCGCCAGAGACTGGCGCCGAGGTTTCGTCGAGAATAATTTTGCTCATGTCATAACCCTAAGTTCCGCGTCTGCGCCAAGGCGCAACTCGCCTTCATTCCTGAATTCGCCATGAATGGTGTATTGCGCGCGCGCCGGCACGCTCACTGCCTCGTCGGCGGTAATCCACCATAGAGGGGTGCCGCTACCTACACCGGATGGCCCGCGCAACGATTCCAACCATTCGGCCACGGTGCCGTCGAACCCGTTTTCGACAGCGAGGTCGTACGCGCTTTTTCCTGGCGCACCATCACCCTGTCCGCTACTCGATGCAAAGCCAACACCACCAGGTTTGCCGGGCGCACCTTTCAGATCGACTGCCTTACCCCACTTGCCGTCGGGTTTCTCAAATTGGAGTTTGGTGCCGGTCCATTTGTGCTTAGGTATCGGACCAGGTGGGCCAGGTGGGCCAGGTTCGCCCTTATCCCCTTTATCACCTTTCACCGACACGCCGGGGTCGCCTTTGTCCCCCTTGTCACCCTTTACTGAAACGCCCGGGTCACCTTTATCCCCCTTGTCGCCCTTTACTGATACACCCGGGTCACCTTTGTCGCCTTTCGGCCCCGGTTGCTTGCTGAGCGTGCGAAACGCCGCTTGCAATTCAGTGAAGCGCTTGGCCAGTAGGGCAAGGATGCTCAGGTCATTCTGATCCACCGGCCGGCTCCAGCAGTTTCACGATGCGCTCCTGCAGTGCCGCGCGTGCGGCAGCATCGGGGTCGGGTTGTGGCGGCAGCCTCAATCGAGCAGCTTGTGCCACAAGAGCGTCCGCTTCAGCATTTGCCCGTGCGATCAGCGCCAAGTCCAGAGCGCCCGGCTGTTGACTACTCGAGTCGTCGTCTTCCTCGTCCTCGGAATCAGAACCTGCTGCGTTCGGGCTTTGCAACTTGTTGGCCTCGCTATACGGGCCGATGCCAAGTTCCTGCTCGCGCTGGTCATCCGCTTGACGCTCGTCGTCCACGGTGTCCACGTCGTCGCCTTGCTCGCCGACCACGCTGCTGCGGCTGCGGAAGCCAGCTTCAACTTCCAGCTTCTTACCTTGCGGATCTTGGACTGGGTGGATATGGCTCCAGCCGTGCGGTGCGTGCTCGACGCGGCGCACATCATCAACCTCGTCTATGGTGATTTTTCCAGCCAGCAGCGCAGCAGATGCAAACCACTCGATGACCGGCTGACAAAACATCGGGATGACGATCTGCCACTGGCGCTGTTCGGCAAAGCGGCGGAATTCGTTGATGATCACGCGCAGGGTCCGGTCGCTGACTTCCTTGATGTCGCCGGCGAATAGCTCATACGGCAGGCCGGCCGCAGCCGAGGTGCCCATGTGCTGCGTACGCATATATTCGCTGTAATTGGTGCCAGCTTCCGGAGGATTGGACCACTCCACCTTCTGCCCGTCTTCCAGTTCCTGAATCAGCCCAGGTTGCAGACCAAGAAGCGGGCCGGCAGAGCCTTGCACGTTCTCCTGGTTCGACAGGGGGTTGATATCATCATCGTCGTCCAGATCCGGCAAGCCCCGCGTGATGAAGCCGACGATCAGGTTGGCCAGTTGCTGGCGCGTCAGGGTTGCATCATCGTAATTTTCGATGGTTTTCAACCGGTTCAGAACCGGTGCAAGCATCGACACGCCACGCAGTTGTCCGGCGCGCTTCGGCTCGTACACGTGGCAAATTTCACTTGCCGCCACGCGCACCAGTTCATCTGGCATCAGGAGCATGCCGGTACCATCGCCCGGGTGCTCCTTGTACATCCAGTACGCCACGCGCTTGCCGCGCTTGTCCAATTCGATGCCCGACCGAATGCGGTGCCCCGCCGGCAGACCTTCGTATGAGTCCACGTCCAGCATAGGTACGAACTCGGCTTCGATGATCTGCGCCTGCATCGGTACCGGCAACCCCTCGTCGAGGAACCGCGACCGGCGCCGGACAAAGACCTCGCCGGCATCAAGCCAGGAGCGCACTACCAGCGTTTGCATGGCGTAGAGATTTAAGACGCAGTCAGCATCTGCCTTGGCGACAAAGTCATTCCACAGGTCGACAATTTGCTTCTTGCGCTCTTTATTTGTGATCCGTTTGAACCGCGGTGTAATGCCGATGCCAATGAGCGTGGTTGTCCACTTCTGGACACTGGACTCACCCGACCAGTCGTTCGAGCTGACGTCGCGCGCGCGGTTACGGATGCGCTGCAGCCCCTCCAGCGCGCGGTTCGGGCCTTGGGTCGGCGGGTTCCATGCCGCCATACGGCGTCCCATGCCTGCGGCGTCGTAGCGAGCTTGCACGCGGCGCGCGTCAATCTTGGCTTTCAAGGCCAATGCTTCGCGGATGGCAATGGTTTCTGCGCTCGGTGGACGCCCGCGGTCTCTTTTACCAGCCATCAGTCAAGCCCTCGACCGTTTTGGAAAAGATAGGTCTGCCGCTGGCGCCGCGCGGTGCGGTTTTGCGCCTTGAGTTGCTTGACCATGTCGTTACGCGCATCGATGAGCGATGCGGTCGTGTTGTAGGTTATGGTCTGTCCACCGATCGTGACGGAGCGCGCCCCAGTCGCAATTGCGGCGTTCAGATTGTCGATGTCGGTTTGGGTGATAGCCATGCGCTGGATTGTCCGTTGCGCATGCGTTTAGCGGTCTGCGGGATAATTTCGCGGAAATTAAAATTAATTTTCGGGAAATTTAGCGAACGTAGGGAGATGCTGCGGCCCGGCGTGCACGCTTCGGCCGGCGCGGCACCACGACCACCTCTTTCTCGACCTGAGTAGCCACCGGGGTGTTTTCTTTCATCTCCCGGCGCGTCTCAGCGTCGATCACCAGGGCGTTCTGGTCAAGCGGCGCCAGCCAGTCTGGCACCAGATTCCAGTCTTTGACCTTGTCGAGGCCGAGGAAAAGCATGCCTGCGCGGATCATGCGGCACAAGTCGAACGTCTCGTTGCGCTTGCGGATCTGCTGCCAGGTGCCGTTTTTGCTGCGGACTTCCGACTTTAGCTCGTCAAAGAACGACTGCGGCAGCCAGCCGTCTGGATTCTTGGTCGGATGCTTTGGTGCCGGGAAGTGGATATAGCCAGGACCAGGGGTCTGGCGACGGAGGCCGGCGTCCACCGCGTCCGACAGCAGGTTCGGGTTGCAGAGCAGCAGCGGGATGTCGGCCTTGCCGGTCGTTTTACGCTTGCCGACCATGGATTCTTTGATAATCGGCGCCGTCTTGCTGCTGGCACCTTTGTAGAGCCTCACACGCGACGCCATGCCGATCTTGCGCAGCCGGCGCCACCAGGCTTCAGCATTGATGGTGACTCCATCCTCGCCGCCCGAGTCGACCACCAGCAGCTTCATCTGGATTTCACGCCCCTCTGTCGGGGTGCGCCACGTCGCGCGCAGAAGTCGTTCTGTCAATACATCCCAGTCCTCTGGATAGGATGCCGGGTCGATCGGTGCAAACTCCTGGCCCATCCCCTCGCGCGTCGACAGCTTAATCTCGAAGCGGTCAACCAGCTGCTGCTCCTGGTACGGGCCGATCGCATGTACCTGGACGACGAAGCGGCTGTTGACGCCGCCCTGCACGTCCACAGAACCCATGACGCAGCGCGCCCAGGGGGGTACGATATATCGCTCGACATCCTCGTTCGCACGGTCTTCCGGGTTGCGCGTCTTGCTACTGTTCTCAACGAGATGCCTGGGCGTGTATGGCATACCCTGGTCGGTGTTGATCGTCGTCTTCAGCGTTTCTTCAGACCCGGTCAGCGCGTAGTCGCGCAGGCCCTGAAAGTACCGCTCAAGCAGTGAGTTCCAGGTCTGGTATGCGGCCGCCACCCCACCCAGCCAGTATCCGGCGATCGTAGATCCGGGGGCGTCTCCAACCAGTTCGTCATCGTCGGTCAGATGCTGACCATCTGGTACCCAGATGCCTCTGCGGTTCATCATGTTGCGGTATTTGAACTCCAGCACGCTGCCGCAGCATGGGCAGACGACCTTGGCGTAATGCCGCGCCATGTTGCCGACGTTTGCGCTGCGCACCTCATCGATAATCTGCTCGTCCGGCGGCAAGTTGAACAGGCCGACGCCCGGGGCTGCCTCGAAGCGGCTCCTGCAGTCGGGGCACTTCCAATACCAGCGGCGCCGGTCGCTCCTGTTGTAGATGCCCAATATGCCGGTTACGGGCGGTGCCTCGTGCAAGGTCGCCGGCGTCCAGTTCGGATCTGCGACCTCAATACCAGGGCTCGATTCGGCCAGGCACATGCCGCGGGACAAAAATGTTGTCGTGCGTTTCAGCGCCAGGTTGAACAGTGGCCCCTCACCGTCCACGTTCTCGGCATTGGCTATGCGGTCCAGATCCGTGATGGCCACATAGCGGTAGGTCGAGCCGGACACGTTGCTGACCGTCGGCCAGGCGATGCGCAGCCAGACACCGTGCCGGAACATCGTGTCGAAGGTGTTCGAGTCGATATCACGATCACTTTTCAGCGCCGCCAGCGCGGGGCTGTTCCGCATGGCGCGGTCAACGTCTGTCTTGGAGAATTCGCGAGCCTTGTCCTTGCTCATTTGCAGGAAAAGCATGTCACCCGGGTCGTTGACCACGGTGTGCGCCATCCAGCCAAGCAGGAGGCCGGCAGTCTTACCTGTACGGGCAGGCCCCGCGAAAGCCACAGCCTCATGTTTCCGGCTGGCGAGCATATCCATCGGCTCGACCATGTACGGTGTCTCGTCAGGAGACCACGGTCCGCCGGCGGCGCCGGTCTGTCGGATGATCAGGTTGGACTGTGCGCCTTGGCTGACCGACACCCGCAGTGGCGGCTTCAGCGCAGCATAGCCGCTGCACACATCGCTCAGGGCAATAGCGTAATGCGATCCGTCCATCAGCCGACGGTTTCGCTCGTGAACATTGCCAAGCCCTCGGAGATGTCGGACAGCGTGCCGTCCACGTCGCGCTCGATGGCGGAGACCACCTCGGGTGGCAGGCTGTATTTGCGCTCAAGGTTGTCGGGCAGGGAACGGAGGCTTTGCGCGAGGTTAGAGAGTAGCGTTGCCGTCGCCTCGCGGACTGCCGTGCGACTTACGTACTCCCCGGACTTGATCTTGAACTGCAACTCGTGCATGTCGGCCAGGGCTGCTTCCTTGCGCGCACGGGCGATTTCGTAGTCCTTCGTTTCCTGCGGCTTGACGTAACCTGGGGGCTTCGGTCCAGAGTTAGGGCGTGCACCGCCCCGCCCTGGACCTCTGGGCTCCCCTACCGTTCCGTCCTCAAACAACTCGAAGTCCGCTTTCATGGCGGCAATTGTACAAGTTATTGCGCATTTGCGTAAGTATATCGCGCTAAAAGATGATGCAAATGCGCAAATTTATCAAGTTTTCAGAGTTCATAGTTTGAAACTTTCAGGCTAGGTGTTTAGCGGGCCTCTGCGTCCC